TGTAATAAGTTGTTGTGCCATTGCCTTGAGTGGTAGCACTTATTGTTTGAGGCAAAACATGTTGGAAGGTCGGACTTACCTCATAAACTTTCTGTGAATCTGTACCTGAATCGTAACCTTTAGTTTGTACCATCATATGCCTATCAATCGTCATCCCCAAAACCCCAGTTTCTCCATCGGCTACATTATCTCCTGCTGCTGTATATTGACCGAATATTGGTTGTCCAGAACTTGTCCCTAGAGTAAATGCAGACTCATCTACAAACACCGAAGGTTCTAGCCCATCTACTGCTTCTCCTATATATCTCAATTGTCCATGTATATCACCATCAACATCTGCTGCTGCTCCTACTGCTCCGAATTGAGTATCATCAGTGGCTAGTGTGAAAGGCACACTCGCTGCCATTGCTGCTGTTCCTAAAGCTGGCATTTTTGCATCCATCGAAGTTGTGTCCCCGGCTATTGTTGTTGTGTCTCCAAATATCGAAACCTGTGTTGCTTCTGTTAAAACATCACCTGCTGCATCTATATTTTGAACTATCAAAACATTGTCAGTAGCATTTCTCGCAACATTAGCAGCTCCGATCAAACATCTAGTGTCTGTAGCAGCGTCTTTCAACTCAACCGCTCCGATCTCAATGTCCGCTTCACTTAATTCAACATTTATAAGATTTGCTGGATTAAACATATCCGACTCTGACACTTCTAAAGAAGCAAGATCTAAATTATCAGCATCCCCATTCACAACATACAAATTCATTGGGAATATAGGTCTATTATCAGCCTTTTCGTGAGTCGCCACAATAGTGCCAGCTACTAAAAACTGCACATAATCTTCTCTCCAAACGATCTCATACAAGATGTCATTTGTATGCCATCCAGCCAACCAAGTGATCGGGGTGGTTGTTGAATTTCCATCCTTATCCACAGTTACTGCCTTGAAAACATCTTCCGCTATTTCAAATCTAGCAGCCTCTCCTAAAGCAGCATTTTCTATACCCCACTCTTTCGCTTGTCCTGCTACTGGTGCAACAGGCACGTTAACAGTCATTCTGTAACCTCCATATCTGAAAGTTCTATAAGTCTTTAATGCTGCGCTTGTTAATCTAATCTTATCGCTCGCAACAGCAGGTGTTCCAGTAATGACTTTCCAGAAACTATCATCAATCCCATATAAAGCAGGATCGTATGAAAGACTATTTAATAATTGATTTCTAGCCATGGTTTACTTTGTTATATGATAAATTTTTTATCTTTAAATAATTTCGCTATATTCGGAGCAACTTTGTAAGTCTCCCCTTTAAGATAGTTTTTTCCACATTTTACATTTCGTGCCATCGTGATTTCAATCTTTTTCACTGCTTTCCTTACAGGATCTTTTCCTTCAACTTTTGTTTTTTTAGCCTTTGCTGGCTCTTTTGTCTTTTCCATAGTTGTAATGGTTAGTAGTTTTAATCTCTCGGAGGAAGGCTCGAAAGCCCTCCATCCCAAAGATCATTTCTTTGACTTCTTTGGACCGCTCGAATCCTTCCCTTTTTTCGGCTTCATAATCTTCTGTTGTTCTCCCAAAGGATCAATCCCCAAGGTTTCACAGATAGACTCGAAACTTCCATTGAGCTGATGTCGCCTAATTGAAATCTCATTAAGCCGTTGTTGCATAAGTTTGCTTCGATCTATCAAGGCTTTTTCTTCCTCAAACAAGATTTTAGCTTCCTTTTCAATTGCGACTTTTTGACCTTCCAATTTTGCTTTTAGATCAGTCATGTCTTATAGGTTAAGAAATAAATATCTTTATACTCTCACGCACATTACATAAAGTTCAATATCGAGTGTTCCACCTCCATCACCAACAGCAACAAGCGAACCGCTACCAGCGATTTCGTGTTCTGCATTATCAACAGAAGTAGCTCTATCTAAATCATTATCACTAGCTGCAACTGTTACAGTATTAGTGATTGCATTTCCTAATGCTCCGACTTTACCTTTGTTTAGTGACCAAGATCCACCATTAGCAGATGTAGCCACACTCCAAACATCCAATACTCTAAACCCAAACGGTGCATTGTCTGTATAGATGTCAACACCAGTCGCATCAAGGTTAGTAAACGCTTTTCTAATTACAAAAGGTATTCCATGTCCACCATCGGCAGCAGCTTTAACTTCCGCACCATCAAGATTGCTAATCACATTTCCTGTTCCATCAGCATCAAGAGTCTTATTAGTAAGAGCATCTGTTGTAGCTTTACCAACAAGAGTATCTGTAGCATCTGGGAAGGTTACGTTTCTATTATCTGTATGAGCCGAAGTCATAGTGAGCTTCTTATCAGCAGTCGCACCACTTAAATCAAATCCAGCAGTCTTTGTTAACGCTCCAGTTGAGCCAATAATACAAGTGTCATCAGTAAGTGTTTTGTTTGTAAGAGTGTCAGTAGTAGCCAAACAAACGAATGTATCAGTTGCATTTGGAATTGTGAGTGTTTGAGCTGTTCCAGCCGCAGCAGATAAAGTAATCTTGTTTGCAGCGGTAAGAGCAGACAAATCAAATCCTAGAGTTTTGGTCAACGCTCCTGTCGCTCCAAAGACACAAGTATCATCGGTAAGAGTCTTGTTGAGTAGTGTGCTTGCAAGCGTATTAAATGTATAAACATCATCTACATTTGCAAAATCTGGGATTGTAAGTTCTGGTGATCCAACTGTTTGAGTTGTTACCGCATGAACTACGTCATTCGTTCCAGCTTCAATTTGATAAGTTTGTGTAAGCTTTGAGGCAATTCCAGTAGGTAGAGTTGTTGGATCAGCCCAGACAGGATCTGCCGCAGCTCCTTGAGCTTGCAATACATATCCACTTGTTCCAGGTGCCAATACAACCCAGTTAGTCCCATCAAAATAAAGGACATTCCCTTGAGCTTCTCCAGTCATTGTAAGATCTGTTACTGTGAACGCTCCTAGAGCATCCATAGCAGCATCCCCGCTCGGAGTTACTAATTCAATAGCAGTTCCCCCTGTGTTCACTTTACAGATCTTGTCTCCTTGTCCAACTAGAGTTGCAGCAGTATCAGTTAGTTGGATCCAGGCTGTTGCCCCTCCTCCTGATCCAATAGCATCGAAATCAGCAGCCGTAATTGTTCCCACATTTTCATAGATACCTGTTGAACCTGCTCCAACATCAGTATCAATAAAGAAACAACCTTTTGCAAATCCAGCTTCTCCGTCCCCTGGTACAGTCAGTCCAGTACATTTCAAGACCATTCCGCTTCTGTCTTTTTCTAATACTGTAACTGCTGTTGTATCCGGAGTCTCCAGATTTCCCAAAGGCTGAAAGCTAGTCGCAATGACTTTTGTTCTAAATCTTTTAGCCATGTTAATAAGTTTTTAAAATATAATGTTTGGGGCGTTAGTTTCTGGGCAACACCCCGGGAATCCCTATATTTGAGGTTCAAACATTAAGCAATTGCGTTCTCGATCAAGTAGGCCAGATTTACATCCATTAAATTCTGATCGTAACTAGAACGAACACGTACAACATCAGAAACATGAGATTCTTCTCTGTAAGTTTCTACTTTTCTTGGAGTATCTGTGAATGTATATCCGAAAGCAGATCCCATTAGAGATGGTCGTGTTGCTTGGTGCATTAGCCAGAAGTCTTTAGTCCAGATTGAAGCAAGACTCGCAGCCTGTCCTTCGTCAGCCTTATCGTAAACAGCAGTTCCAACAAAAACCTTTTCAAGATTGAAAAACTCTTTAAGGAAAGATCCGAGGTCAGCATCGCTCAATTTAGCGTTTCCTGTATATCGGACTTGTTCACGAATCTCTGGGTGGTATTTCAATTTCATCATTACATCCAACCCCATTGTCGCTGTGTTCGGTCTTTTACCTGTCAAAGCCTGGATCGCAGTGATACCAGTTTCGATGTCAGAAAGCGGACTTGAGTTGTCGTAATCACTCCATTGACTAATACCAGCAAGAGTTGTGTTGTTAGTCAAGATAGCATTGTCAGCCATTACAGTCTGCAACGCTTTTTCTTGGTTGATCCATAGGTTGTCCATAAGAGTTGCAACCGCATCTCTTTTAGGATCGTAAGGATCGTCTGTGTTGTTTATATACTCATCAGGAACCCTCTTTTCGAGCGATCTTTCCTGGCAAACATACGAACCTTGCGAAACGCTGTAGTCAACGCTGTTCGCACGAGTTCCGGGTGCCCTAACAATTTGATCAGAGTAAACCCTTAAATTTTCTGTTCCATATTTCGCAAACTTTCCTGTCTTTTCTTTTACCTTCATTGCGGGCAGGATAAGCTCTGAAATGTAGGAATCATTTGTATACTTCTGTGAAAACTGCGATAACAGCTTGTCCACTTTAGCATCTCCTATATTCGGTAGCATATTAGTTAGTTGTTATAAAATAAAAATTATTATGCATCAGTAGCTTCCACTTCACCACGCATAATTGTAACCGCAGCCAAATCTCCTGAATTAGCAGCAGTAAGTGCAACAGCACCATATTCTTCACCAGCAGCATCACAAATCTCCGCTGCCCCAGCGGCAGTTGAAGTAAGGAAGTTTCCTTGAGCGATTGTTTCTGTCTGGATAAGTTTCGAGTTTCCGAAAGTTCTAACGATTGCAGCAGCACGTGCGGTTGATCCGTCAGGTGCGTTTTGCAGAATCCCGAGCATTTTTTCATTAGCACCACAAGCAACAACCAATCCACTTGAAAGCTTTACATAGTAATACTGCTTTCCAGACAGGTCTGATTCAGTTGGGAAACTTAAGTCTCCTTCTGAATTCTCTGGTACTAAAGTTCTATCAGCGATAGCCATAGTAGTTCGTTGTTATATAATAAAGAGTGTTACTTTCCGAGCAATTCAGCAATAGCCATCTTTTGAGCAGCTTCGATGTCTTTAGCCTTACCTTCTTCAAGAAGTTTTTCAGCTAATGCAACAACGCTATCTGCATCAAATCCAGCTTTAGAGCTTTTAATTGATCCGATTGTTGACAGGTCTACTGTTCGGACTTTCCCAATCAGCCCCTTGAAGGCTTCTCTTTGTTCCTCTGATAAACCAATCATAAAATTAACGACATCCTCAATGTTGTCATCGAGAAAGCCAACCGTATTTCCTTGTGATAGTACAAGACTATCCTCAACATCTTCTGTCAAATCCTTAACCTCAAGTTTTCCTTGTAGATCATTTAATTTTTCCTCAAGCTTTTGATATTCAGTCAATGTTACTGTTTCAATCTTTTCTTCCAGTTCTTCCTTTACTTCCTCTTTTGGTTCTTCTTCAACCTCTTTTTCTTCTTCCTCTTTTTCTTCTTCTTTCACTTCTTCTTCAAGGTCTTCCTTTTCTTCTTCTGTTTCTTCAACCTTATCTTCTTCCTCAACTACTTCTTCTTCCTCAACTTTTTCTTCCACTTCTTCCACCTTTTCTTCTTCTACTGCTTCCACTTCTTTTTCTTCTACTTCCTCAACAACTTCTTCTTTTACTTCTTCTTCAAGAAGTTCTTTTTTCTTTGTCATACTGTCTTGGTTAGTTAAATAAGTAAGCACCTGTTCGCTTAATTGAACAGGAGCAAGCCCTTTTACTGCTGGTATATTGGTAAGAGCAATCCCAATCAGCACATTTTTGATCTTCTCACCAGTTGAATAGTGAGGATAGCTAATAGCAAGCTCCGAACTTATAAAACGAAACTGCTTGCTTTTGATCTTCTCAATCCCTATTGGAGTCCATTCAACCTCTGCCAAAAGAACATCGCCCTCTACAAAGACATCTTTAATCCATCCTGCGGCTTCTCCATCACGGTCATGGCTAAAGTTCACTTGAACATCAGTCCCATAAACTCCTTCATTAAAATTACTAACGAAATCTTCCATCATCTTTTTAGTAATCTTTAATCCTCTATCGTGAATGGTTCCGACTTTTAATATCTCAATAGTAGAAAGCCTTTCTTCTTTCAAAAGCTTTATGTCTACCATGCTAACATAATCGAGAATGTTTGAGTTTTGCACCTCTGGGGTATCTTGTTTTTTCATATCAGGCTCATGTTAAATTATATGAGCCTCGGGGACTTCTAAAAGCATTATAGGTTATTCACACTCTTATTGCAAATCAAATTGCTCATAGCTCCACACCTCTTACATTTAATCACAACAACCCCTTTGCCAATCTCATACATAAAAAGCAATTTTTTACACTTATTGCACCGAAACTCATTGGTTTTTGAGTCTTCTTTTGATTTCTTCTTGGACTGCTTCATTTGATCTGTTAATTGGTTTTTTAAGTTGAGTAAAGCTATTTATCGCTGGGACCCCACCAACAGTTTCAAGCCTATCGGTTATAGTCTTTGGCAATCCAAAACTCCCTTTAAAACTTTCATCACCCATTATCGGCACCCATATACCCCTACAGTGAGTATGTACCAGATCCATCTTCGCCATCGGATCATCAGCTCTTACAACTCTTTGATCCAAACTCATACACATAGCACAAGTACGGTCATCTAATATCTCGCTTCTCTGGTATGCTTTTATGTTAAAAGAATTTTTATTAAAAACAGCCCTTCTTCCTTTATTAACATATTCACCAACAGCAGACCCACCTATGTTGGTTATCATTTTACTCGCTTGATTCTTCGCAATCTCATTTACTGCTATTGCTATCGCTGGTATTGCTACCTCTTTTGAATAACCTTCTTTGGCAACAGTCTTTGCAGCTACATTTAATTCATTTACAAACCCACCGGCTATCTGTCCTGCCTCAAAATCTAACGATTGACTATCTATTGCAGGAGTAGGCGGTTTCCCAACATCCATTTCTGTACTAGCAGTTGTCTTTCCTGTTTCATAAGACTTCTTCATAGACTCTTTGACTATCTGCTTAATAGAATTTTTATTAGCAAAATCAATATCAGCAACTCCTTTAAGATCACCAGCTTTCAATTTCCCAGTCATTCTATTGATAGCCTTTTGCAATTTCTCCGATACAGCCAAAACCAACGCAGCTTTCAAAGCATCTTCTTCGGTATTAAACTCATCATTCAAAAATCGAAAGTCGACCCGTTTCTCTTGCAAGGTCAAGTCCCGAAATAATTTTAGGCTTTTTTTTTGAGCCAAATGTTCATGCATTTCTTCTTTAGGCCCCTCCATTTCTTTCGGTTCTTCAATCTCTGGCTTTTCAGGGGACTCATCTACTTCATCAAGTTCATCATCAGTAAGCTCTGGTAGTTTAAATGTATCATGCACAAATTTAGTCATCTT